ATATTTCAATTTTTTGTTCTTTTGAAAACTTACTTTTTCTTCCCATAAGAAAACCTCCTCAGCAAACAGTGCTTTTAATTATTTGCACTGTCTACTGGGAGGTCATCATATCATTAAAGCGCCTCTAACTTATACGTTATCAGTGCTTTTTGTTCCCCATTCAGGTGCACCTGTAGGTGTGATATATAAGTTAGTTTCTAAAATGCTGTTTACTTCAATTGCTGGTAAACCTGTCTTTGAAGGCTGACCACTAAAGTAAACAGATTTTTCTAACTTAGGATGCTTGATTTCAAACCATGTAGCCTTACCTGTTTTTGCAGCTTCCTCATACTTTTTAATTAAAGCATCCCAGACCGTAATAAGATCTTCTGTTAAGTTTGCTGTGAATGATAACGCTCCACCTAAGTCCTTTAAGCCTTCAATATATGTCTTATATTCTGTTTCCATTAGATCAGTAGATTCTAAAGTTTCGGGACTTGGATTTAGTTCCGGAACGGACTTGATATCCGGAATTACAGTGTACCCAGTAGTTGGTTTAGTGCCCGCTGTTGCTTCAACGGCATAACCTAAAGTTACACCAGCTGTATTGATTGCTACTCCCATATTTCTCCTCCTTAATATTGTGTTTCGTTTTCTTTCTTATATCTCATGATTCTTCTTGCTATAGTGTCATCGGCGTTAACCATCGGCTGATTAAGCATTCTGCAATAGTCATGAAATTTCAATACATTGTCCAAGACTGACGATATCGATTTGCATATTTCTTCTTTCTGCTCTTTATCGTTAGAATAGATTTCAATGTATTGAGTAATATGAGCAACATTTTCCATCTCGTCAAATGTACTATATCGTTTGTTTACTACGTTGTTCTCTTGAACGATAGATACTGCCGGAAATCTAGGCGGTTCAGTAGATAATTGCTTTCCGATAATATAGATGCCATGAAACTGTTTTCTAAGTTCATTTGCAATTTCAGTGAATAATCCATCTTCTTTGTCGATCACTGTTGAAACACCTTCTTTACAATATCAATAAGTTCTGCCCTTAAAGTCTCGTATGTGCCATGAGCGAATGGTCTAGATGGCATACCTTTTGTCCACTGCCATTTTCCTTCATCACGATAATACCATCCATCATCACCGTGATTATTGACATCATAGTGATACCCGATGGTATCGTGTGGATGTGGCGAACGTGAGCCAACGATTCCGGTCCCGAATTCTACAAATAAAGCGTGTTCAGATGCATTGTAAATAGTGACTGTTTTACCTGTGCATTCATATGACACACTATTAATTAAATCGTCCTTAGAATAAGGCATTGGATAGGAATCTATCTCTCTGACCATCACTTCAAAACCATGCTCGCCGAGTTCTTTCATGAGAACAGCTTGCTTATATTTCAGTGTTTTCTGATATTCCTTAAGACTAGAGATGGCTTGACTGATACTTTCATCGTTCAGCCTAACCTTTATATTCCTTAATTGCATATCTCTTCTCCCTCTTGCTTACTGCGACTTTTGTCACTACGTAATTGTGGGTCTCTGACGTATCGACGCCAATCCATAATCTAGAATATTCATCAATAGGACAACTGGTATCTGTCGTAACCATCTCTCTGTCATAATCAGTATCTTTACCGAATGCGTTATAATTCGAATCGCCCTTTGCTGCAGAAAGTGAAATTTTTAATTTTGTCGGCTCAGTATAGCCGCCTATTCTGTTGCCGTATTTATCCGTGGCACTATCCTTTTGGAACAATGCATAGTAGATTGTGAACTGATCTCTCTTGAAGTTTCTCATTTAGAACACCTTCGCTTTAGGAATAATTTCCCTTAAAAGTGCAGGTGAAACATCGGCGCTTGCCCATTGTCGTGTTACTGCATTTTCTGTGTGAGTCAGTTCCCCTTCTGCACCGGATTTTGCAAATAATTCCACTGCAATTCTTATCTGCAGATCCTTGTATCTATTCTCAAGAATATATTCTCCGTTGTCATCAACAGGAAAATCATGATAAGGATAGCGATTTGAGAGGATGATTAACTTAGCACTTTGCAGAAGAACTTCTAAATCATCGTTATCAACATCATCGTCTTTTAGTTTAATTTTTAGAATTTCTTCCTGTGTCATATTTATCATCCCCTTTCATATTCACTATTCCACTTCTTTTGCGAACTCTTTTTCAATGAGTTCCATTGCTCTGATTTCTGTAACTTTAATCACATCCCCTACTTTACGTAGGGTTTTTTTGTTTTTTGCATCATAAAACGCTTTAATCACTTCTACTTTTTTCATTCTCTACCCCTTTCTAGACTGTAGGAATTTCATCCCCCGCATTGAGTCCACTAGCTGCGTTCTTAACAACCTTTACAATGTAGTTCTGGTTTGTTAAGGCGAAAATGCCGTACTTTCTTAAGAAAACTGTATTTTCACGCTTGTTAGCATTTTCTGCTGAACGGCTTCCTCTAGTTGAAGATTCGGCTTCTGCACCCTTCTTGTTGAAGTAAGTGACTGCTTCTTTAGTTGCTACTGCAAACTGCCCTTTAGTTGCTAAAGCAGATGTGTAGATGTTTACACCAGCAACTGTTCCGATGTAGCCGCTACGTGCATATGCCTCAACGTACTTAAGTAATTCCCCTAAGTTCTTACGAAGTTCTGCAACATCATCCTTGTGAACTAATGCGAAAACGCCTAATCCTGTGATTTCAGCTGATTCACTGATTTTTAAGTCCTTGATAGATGCTACTGCATCAACGAAAGAGTTGAAATCGAACTTAGCAGTCTCTACTTTCTGAGTGGCTTTTGCAAATTCAGCAATAGCCTTCTTGTTGGCAGTGTTAAACATGTCAACTGCCTGGTGTTCTAAGCCTTTATCAACTACTAACGGATCTTCCATTTCATCTTCATCATACCAATCAAATCTGTTCTGTAATGTCTCGATTGTGTATTCTGTTTCAGTGTAGCTGGCTGTGATTGACTTAGTGTTTCCTTCACCCTTTGCTACTGTTTCCGTACCATCAGTTGCTACATAAGTACGGATTTTTTTCTTCATGCCAGGTTCGCCTGTTAATGAGTTATCAACAGTACAGAACTGCATTAAGTCTAGATATGTCTGGTATTGGTCTTCAAACTTGTTTTCCAATACATAATTAGGATATGGTGTGTTTGCCATATATCTTATTCTCCTTTGCCGTAAATTGACTGATATTCACTAGGATTTTCTTCAGCGAACTTCATCTGTTCCCTTAATGACATTGTGCTTAACTTCTCTTTTGTCATAGTATCGTCGTGATTATCGTCTTGTCCTGGCGTTTTAGTATTGTTTAACGCCTCTGCTTTGTATTTCTTGTTTAATTCAGCATTAAAAATTTCCTGCTGCTTGAAAAATGATTTCATATCACCCTCGGCTAAAGCACTAGCCACTTTGTGCGCACTCTCTTCGTTATATCCCATAGATATGAATTTTTTCTCATTTTCCATGATTGATAATTTTTTTGTGAGATCAGCATTTTGACTGGCCAATTCATCTAACTGTCTCTGAGTTTCTTCTTTATTAATCTCTTCCTGTGATTTATTCGCATTGAGCTGCTTTCTATAATTGGCTGCTTCCTTTGCGTTTTTATCACTTTTATCTTTCATAGCGTTATATTCTCTGACTGATACAGTAGAATTGTCTGCTTCTAACATTTCGATTAGATCTTCGATTGTTGTGTCTTCAGTTAATCTAGCGCCTAAAATTTCTCTTACGTTCATTTTGGTTCTCCTTGCTCTTTAAAGTTTTTCTCTAACTATGTATGTGCTTTTTAAAGTTTTTCTCTAACTGTATATGTGCTCTTTAAAGTTTTTCTCTAACTCAAATATACTAACTCAAATATGCTAACCGGAATTTACAAATGACATCTGCATATTCTGGTCATCGGTTACTGTCGCTGGGTTATCTCCTTGTGGATTGCTTTGCAAATCCTTATCTTCGCTATTGACAGTTGTATTTAATTCAGTGTTATATGCTGCGTCCAGGTACTCCCTGCTATCCACATATACCTGCTGAGGGTCGCTGAATAAGTCAGCAGTCTGAATGGCAACTCTTGGATGGATGCCGAATGTCTTCATGTTTAGAAGCCCCTGTGTCTTGACAAGCATGTTTGTGACCTTGTTTCTAGAGAACTTGATGTCAATATCTCTTAGTTTGACTTCTTCCTTAACAACTGTATTGCTTCGGTCGAGAATGTTTTTAACGATAGCGAGGAATTTCTTTTCCCCTTCATCGAACATCTCTTCAAGTCGATAAGCATCTTCTTCTGCTTCCTGCCATCCACCACTCAGCATAGATGACTGCCCTGTTGTAGAACCACTCTGTGCTTCTCTAGAAGGCATAGCGCAGATCTGCAGTAACTGGGCATATAAGTAATCGCTCAGACTCTGAATTTCATTCTGATTAAGCGATGTTTCAATCGTCTTTACGGATGCTGTAGTTCCGTTTCGGCTTGTTGTGGATAATGCACCGTTCTCTCTAAGTTCGTCGTAGTCTTCCTTATTCATGTCAACGTTATCAAACCAAATGAATGACTGTACATTCTGTGCCAGTCCATTCAGTCTGTCGCTTGTGCATGTGTTGATTGCATTTAACAGACCGATGGCTCTCTCAAAGCAGCCCATCTTGTCATAATCCTGTCGATATTCGACAATAGGAATTGCTCCGATACCATTTACGCTTTCTTCGACCTCGCCGACATGTGTATCTGTGAACTGAAACACCCTGTCATTTGTGTAGGCCGTATAATGCGTTTCTTCCACAACCCCTTTATCGTTCATATCACGCCAGTATGTGACTGCAAGTAACGGCTCGTGAAAAATGTCGGGGCTGTAGATGATGAATGTGTTCATAGGATCCAGGTTGACAATTCTGAAAGGTGTATAAGCATTTTTGTCCTTCTGAGGAAAAACTCCTCTATATCCCACACCGCATGTCAGAAATGTCTTTGCTAGTTCCTGGTCCTTTGTGTGCTTTCTTTCGTCAAAGCACATGCTGTTTAGTTCACCGATGTACCCATCGTCCTCGTCTGATGTAGTTTCGCTCTTCAGTTCCTGTTCAGCCTTCTGAACATATCTGATTGGCGAACCAAACACGAAAGCCGTCTTGAAATTAACAATCTGTGATGCGTGATTCTCTACTATCTTCTCGTTGATTTCGGGCCTTACAGGCTTCTCTCTATCAAGGATGTCCTGTCTTCCCTTCTCGTACTCGATAAGGTA